CTTGTGCTGTGTCAGCGCTGATAGTGTCAACCTGTTGAATGGCTGTGAATGTACCGCCAAAGAATTTCGCAACTTTCTCACCTACGCTGTTTAGTTTAGCAATCAGCCAATTAAGGCCCTCAATGATCTTATTGACGCCCCAAACAGCCGTATGTACGATTGTAGAGAATACCGAGCTTAACGTATTACCAAACCCATTAGAGGCCGCCGCTGCTGTTGCAAATACAGTTACGAGCGTCATAATTACGGATATTAATATTCCGATTGGGTTGGCTCTCATTACCAAATTAAGCACCCGCTGCGCCGTAGCTGCCGCTAATGTGCTGCCACGCAATGCCAAGAATAAGGATTTCAATACAGTAGTCCCCATGGTGAGCGCTCCAACTGTCAATATAGTGCCTTGAATTGCCACTCTGACCGCCGTCATTGCCACGCCGTAGGCTCTAGTCGCTATTGCTGAGGCTAATTGTGCCGTTTTCAATGCTACTGTTTTAACAGTCAATGCTGCCGTCTGAGTGCCGCATAATGCCATAGCCGCCCTATAAGTAGTGAATGCCACTACAACGGCCAATACGGCTGCGCTAACCCTTGGCATGGTAGTAACGAACAGGCTTGTAAAGCTGCGTATCGTTTGGCTTATTACTGTTACGATTGTTTTAAGCCCATTAAATGAGGCGCTTATAATACCAATCGAGGCCGAGGCTGTAGCAGCCATAGCACGAATTGCAACGCCAACGCCTTGAACGAATGCTTGAAAGTCGCCATTTTGAGGAATCGCTGAAAGCTGTTCAAGTACAGGCTGAAACGCTAATAGCATTTCATTCTGAATAGACTGCCCCATTTCTGCGAACGTCATCGGAATTTCTGCAAATTTTGCGTTTGTTTCCTCAGCACTATTGAATAGTGCCTCTTTGATGATGTCGGCGGTAATCAACCCTTGTGATGACATATCTTTTAATTGACCTACAGTAAGGCCCATTTCTTGTGCAATAGATTGGGCGAGCATTGGCGCATTTTCCATAATAGAATGGAATTCATCGCCTTGTAATTTCCCCGCCGCCATTGCTTGCGTCAATTGGTACATCGCCGCACTTGATTCTTCAATGCTGGCGCCAGATACTTTGAATTGCTTATTCAATTGCTCGACGAACATAATCGCCTCATCATTCGAGCTGAACGCGTCTTTTGCCAACATATTCAGCTTGGCTACACTGTCCGCCATATCTACATAGCTGCCACGGGACCGCTGCGCTGCGTCGAATACCTTATCCATAATTTCGGCCGTGGTTTGCGTGCCGTCATTAATGAGGTTAATACGAGCGCGTACGCTGGTTAATTGGTCCGCTGTCTGCGTTGCCGCCGCTGCTATATCTTTGACAGCTGTCGCGGCTAAACTAATACCAGTAACAGCACCAGCGAATTGCAAGCCCTTATTGACTTGCGTCATTATAGATTTGATTTCATCGCGAATGCTGGCCGCCTCTTTGGCTACTTTACTGCCTGCCTCTGATACGCCTTTCGGTATGTCAGTACTTAGCTTATTGGCAACCTTATTTATGGCCGCCTGTGCCTCTGTACTGTCCGCGCTAATTCGTACATTGATATTACTATCTGCCATTGTCTATATTTCACCCCCTGCCTCTCTAAATTCACGAATAAAATCCGCCTCATCTTGGCGCTTTTGTGCGTCTGTAGGCGGATATAAAATATCTATAAATTTCTTCGGCTCAATCGCTTTTGATAATTGCGTGTTCATGATGTTTGTTACCCAGAACGCTCTATTCTGGTCTTGGATTTTGCAACGTCGCTCATAACCCTGTACGAGTTTTCTATACTCAATAGGCTGTAAGCGCATTAATTCCCAAGGTTTTAACTCCAACACACTATACGCAATTTCTTCGGCATTTCTTAACCATAAAGAAAAAGAGGGGGCACGTTGGCCCCCGTCTAGTTTTTTAGTTGTTCGGCCTCTTCCTCAATTGCCAATTTATCGGCTTTTGTAAGTTCATCGGGGAACATTTTATAATACATGTTCATACCATATGCTCCGCTTGCAACAATCGCTTTCATCAATGGCGCTTGTAGCGACAATAAGCTTACATCACTATCTTCCTTAGAAAGTAAATCGTCAATTAAATCAAAGTATTGCTGAGGGTTCCGCTTATGCTGTTTCATACCAATGGCGTAACCCGAAACAATACTATTAATAAGCCATGTCGGCATTTGCAAAAGTTCACCAATAGGCTTGCCTACTGCCGCCTCTAATTCCATAAGGCGCTGAATGTTGAACATAATATAATCGCCGTCTCTAAAAAAATCACATGTAACTGTTTTCATAAATAACTCTCCTATTGTTTAGCGCTAAAAAAGTAGGATTATTCTGTTGAATTAGCCGCCAACTACTGGGCTGCCTGCTGGTGCGTCTTGTAACTCAGATAAAGGACCGACGCCATTCAAGGAACCTTTATAAGTTGCTACGCCGTCATGAGGCGTGTTGATAGATAATTCTGTAACGCTGGCGATACCAGTGAAATAGCGTTTATCTGGATATTCAAACTTGATCATTACATTATCGCCGTCAAGGAATGCTTTTTCTAATAGTTTCAAGCTTTCCTCTTTAGGCATAAGCAACGTTTCAATTGAGAAAGACCATTCCTTAAGGCCTGCGATAGTAGATTTCCAACCGCCAGAACCTTTGTGAGACGCGTCAATGCTATCAGCTTTACGAGACAAGTCCCCACTACGTTGACCGCCTAATAATAGCCATTTAGCGCCAGCCTTTTCGTCTGTGCCAACGTTCAAATATAAAAGGTAGTTCTTGCCCGCTGTTGGCATATCTACCGCCGCTGGTTTATATAGTTTTGTTTCAGCCATTAATAAATACCCCCTTTAGTATCATTGTTTAAGTCATACAAACGAGCCTCAAATCTGTATTGAGTGCCAATAAAAGGCCTCATACTGTCATGGTCGTCTGTTTTATTTGTGCAGCGAATATCAATAACTTGATAGCCGCTTTTTTGTAATACACAATATTCCTCGTTAAGCACACCGCACGCCTCACGAAACGCAATCAATATTTTCTCTATTTTGCTTTCAAGTTCCGATATTTGTGCATAGGCCGCACCGAATTCGTTGCTGTCCTCTTTAGTCCATACCTCAACATAAAACTCTTGTTTCAGCATGTTGTGCACATTATCATCTATCGGCGTACATTCGCCACGCCCTAGCATTACCATGCCAAGCGTATCGACGCCCACATTTTGAGGATTTAAAAAGCCGAGTTCGACTTTTCCGTCAAACCCAGCTTTCTCGATTGTGTATTTAATTTTGTTTAACAATTCAAGCCACATATTAGCCACCTCGATATAGTGGAATACATCTATATCCCGCATACTTAGCTGGCTGCCCTGTTAGTTGCTCCGCCGTGATTTGGTTTTCTAAAACCGCTATTCTAGCATTGATATATGTCAATTTCTTAGAATAATAATCATCGTCTTGGCCGTTGCGACTGTACTGGCCTATCAATGAGGCTGCTTTGTTCATGCATGTCTCTCGATAGCAGTATAGCGTTACGAGTTCATCAGCAACGAATGAACGAATTACATCGCTCTCTTGCACGCCTAGCCGTTTAGCTAGCACATACAGCCATTGCTCGGCTTTTGTCAGCGTTGTTTCAAGCACATTAGGGCCTAGTAGCTCATCGTCGAATGTCATCTCTTGAAATTCGTATAGCATATATCAAACCCCTTACAGTTTAATTTCTAAATGCGTGCGGTTGGCGTTTAACTCAATATCTCGAGCCACATCATTAAGAGATACATCAACCGCTTTTGCAAAAATATCACGAATTTCGTCGCGGCTATGATCTAGCGCCTCATATAAGAACGGGTCGGCCTTTGTGCCTCTGTGATGTACACGTTTAGCGAATACAAACCCATTACCGCCTACAGGAACCCAACGCAATGCCTTTTTCTGTTTCGGAAATATGTCATGCGGCCGAGTTCCCTCATGCACAAACGGGCCATAATATGCGGCTTGACTGTCGATATATACCTCTGCTGTCTTATCGCCAATCATGCGCACATCAATAGCCCGCTCGAGTTGCCCAGTGTGCGATGTGAATTTATGGTTATTTTGCGCCGCCGTTTGTACCTCTCTAGCGCTAGCTTTTACCGCTTGCCTCAATCTTCTCTCAAAGATTTCACGCGCATTCATGATTATTTCTTACTGGATTTCGTAGACTTTTTCGCGTCGTCTGTTGGCTCTTTGTCTGGCTCTTTATCGTCTACTCCGCCAGCGTCGTCTGTTGGCTCTTTGTCTGGCTCAAATGCAGGCTCTAAAATAAAGCCCTCATCAAGCAATTGTTCAAGAATGAATTCGTCATCTGTATATTTGACTACGTTCATTCTTACAAGTCTGTATTTCTCCATGATGTACCCCGTTATTAATTAAGCGCCAAAGTTAGCCCATACACTAGCCAAGCGATTTTTTGGAACCCATACATCGTGGAATTTACGATAATCGATAGACCAAGCATTTGCCTGCTGTGTAGTGTTAGGGTCAAAAATACGCATTTGGTCGGTTTTAGATACTGCAATCGCTGCCGCGCGGCTCATAATTAGCCAGTTGATAGCTTTCGCACCTGTATCAGCTTTAAAACCGCCCTTTTCTTGGCCGCTAGTTGTGCCGTCATTGAAAACATATTGAGATTTCATGCGAGCGCTAGGCACGCCAATAATAGGAATTTCATTGTAAATGCGAACGCGTGTATTGTATGCGCCATGTGTAAAGTTGCCTACATCGAGCAAGCCTTTTTTACCTGCTGCCTCGTTCAAAATACTTTGAACACGCGCACTCATTACAATTACAAGGTCGCCAGTTTCACCGATTAAGTCCTCGATTTCCATGATTTCCTTGTTTAATTGTTTGATGATGTTTGTGTCATCTGGTGTAAATGAGTCTGTTTTACGGCTTTCTTGAGTTGCATATGTTGCCACCTTGGAATAACGATAAGCGTCAATTTCTGGAATTACTTGTTCTTTTTGGAACGCCGTCATAACGTTGGTCCCTGTTGCTAGGAAGTTAGATTCATCTACGTCCATAGAATCAAGTAAGAATTTACGGCCGCGGTCTTGCGTCAATTTAAAATCTTGATATTTCAAGGATACGCCGCCGCGGTTATAACCATTATCACGATCATAATTTGCCAAGCCGTCAACGGATAAAGTAGGAATCTTAACAGTATCGCCGCCGTTGTATTTAACCTCGCCAGCGTTTACTTCCATAAAGCCAGATGTAGCACCTACTACCATTTGTTGGTCTAGCAATGTTTGAAAGTTTTGAGCCATTTGTAAAGTATTAATTGCCATGTTTTACCTCTTTTCTATGAGTAAATCAATTATTTTCGCTTGGCGGTTTAATGCCAGCGATTTTGAACATTTCGGCAAGTTGTGCGTTCCCGCCTGTTGCATTGCCAGCACCTGCGCCGCTGCCGCCATTTTGTGCAAGTTTAACCGCATAAGGCTTGTCAGCAAGGAATGCAGTCGCACACTCTTCAATAGTGCCAATAGTGCCGTCCTCTTTCTTCCAGCCATATGAGCCGTCATCTTGCACGCTGATTTGTCCAGCGACTAGCTTGCTGAATGTTTGGGCGTCTGTACAATTTGCCTTTGTTAGTGCCGCAATAGTTTGGGCGCTAATTTCTGAATCGGTACGCTTTTGAATTTCGTCTTGTCGAGCCTTTTCTGCTGCCTCATATTTGTCTGTAAGGCCTTTGATTTGCTTTTCAAGCGCAATGATCTCGGGCGTTTTTTGGCCTTTATTCGCCTCGTACTCGTCAACTTTACCTTTTAACTCGTCGCGCGCCGTGGTTAATTCAGTAATTTTGCTTTCAAGTTTTAGGCGTTCCGTTTTCGCCCCGTCATTGATTTTGGAAATCTCGGCTTTAAATCCTGCAACTAGGTCTTTACCGCCCTCAATTTCTCCCAATTTTGCGTACAATTCTGCTAAAGTCATGTATCTATCTCCTTTTCAACATGAATGCGCCACCTTTTGCCTCCTGCTACTTAATGGCAATATAAAAGGCCCACACCTTCGCCAGTGTGAGCCTGTAAAAACAATTATTTAATTTTAGCAATAAAAAAGCGCTTACAACATAGTAAGCGCTTTAACTCTCTTCAATCACTTTAAGAATATCCGACGTTTTGATTTCATAAATATTCGAATCGGCATTTTCGACTTGAATATAGCCGTCTTTATAAAAGTGTAAGAGCGTTACTTCTTCACCATTTTTCAGTTTAACAACATCAAGCTCTTTCATTTAATCTTATCCTCGGGTTTTACATATGCACTAATAAGCCTAGGAATTTTTGAGCCTGTATCAATTTGCCACGCCATAACCAACTTAATGCGTCCACCTTTTAGCGAATCAACATATTTGGTTAATTCGTACCGCGTGCCATGCTTATTAACTCCCTTTTCAGTGATTTTAGAGTCAATAACTGATTTCCTCAAAAACTGTTCAAATTCCTTTGCTCTACTTAAATTATATCCTAAATACTTTTCAAAAGCTACGGCCTTTGGGCCGCCTTGCTTATGTGCTTTGTTTAAACAGTATTTTGTGATTTTATCATCGTCAATTGTGAGCGAATCAATATCGCTGAATGCTTTATATAACGATTTCGGTCGTCTAACCTCAAATATATCACCACTCCACCCGCGCGCTCGTTCTGTCCATGATTCTTTACCGCTACTAACAACACGCCTGCCGTGAACACCGAGAATGCGCTCTTGATTGACTTTAGACAATGAATTAATGTATCGCTTTCCGCCCTCTTCGATGTTTTCCTCGGCCTTATGTATATCGATCTCGAAATCATATACAGGGGCAATCTTACATAAACAGTGAGGGTGAGCGGGTAGCGTTGGGAATTTATCCTTTGGATATATCCCTTTACCTAACCCGTAGAAATCAGCATTTGCATACACGTCGCATATATCGCATACAGGGTGGCGGCTGTTTAGCTGCCACTTCAAGGCCACTACATCGTCATCATTCTGATAACGTAGCATTTGCCCGTCCGCGTAGGCTCTCGCCGCCTCTGTGCGTGCTATACGCTCGGCGTTGTATCGTGCTTTCTCTTGCACGGCTACGTTTACCGATTTTGATAGGTCAATAGCGCTAGCCTCGTCAACGGCTTTTATCAATCCAGCATATGCAGCTCGTAGGCTCGGCGTTGTATTCTGCCGAACCTGTCTTTCTGTTTGGCGTAGCACATGCTTGAATTGAGCTACTTCATCATCATTCAAATAGTTAGGCCATTTTAGCCCTCTAACCATTTCGATATATTTCGGTAGCTTATCCGTCTGAATTGTGCCGCCGTTTCCGTAACCCTCAAATATAGCTCTTGCCATTTGCTTGATTGATTTACCACGTTTCAATGATTGCCGAATCACTTCCGCCGTATCTCGTTGTATCTTGGCCGCATTATTGTGCAGTCGAGTTGATAGGGTTAGTCCGTCGCTCGTCCAAGCCTCTTGCATTGCCTCGCTAATCGACTGCGTAGAGTAATTAAAAGGCATATGGCCCGCTATACGATTAGCAACCAGTACACCATGATATGCAGCGTTGAAATTCTGCACCATATCAGCCGTAAGCGGTGCCTCTAACAATTTCATAATAGGATAAGACTTGTACGCCGTTCTAACTGCCATATCTGGCGAATAGCCGAGGTCTATAAGCTCCTTTATCATGCGTTCAAATTGTTCGAGTGCCTCGTCAATCGTTTTCGCCGTCGCTGTTTTCTTCATCGTCTACGCCCTCATCATTGTCATGCGGTGCGCCGCTGTCTAAATCATCAAACGCTTTATTTTGACGTTCATCATCAGCTGCTTGCTGCGCCTCGTTTATGATCGTATCTTTAACCTCTTTCTCAAGGTTAGGCATGTAAGCGTCAATCACTTTCTTCAAGATTTCACTATCGAACGTATCAGATTTGAATTCTAGGTCTTTCGCCTGTTGCGCCTGTGTGAGGCTTTCCGTTACATCATTGACTTTGAAATCTCGAGGGTACTCACATGAATACTCGAGATTATCGCCGCTCCATAGCTTATAGAGTGCGATAATGTCATATTCTGCGTTTTCGCATTGTACTGCAAAATCAGAAAGTCGCTGATTAGTGCGCTCAAAGTCCCATTGCTTGGCAACGCCGCTTTTTGCTTGCTGTACTCCAATTACCGAATCAATACCACTCATGCGGTACATTTCATTGATTAGCTTATCAATTTGAGCCATAAGCACCTCAGCTGGCCCCTTATCTGGTGCGATAAAGTCGGGCGCCCTTGCTGAATCATGAGGGTATGCGAGTAGGTTATCCGTTCCAATCGTTACATCTGAAAGGCCGTTACTATCGACTGGCATAGTCAAGATTGAGAATGTTTGATTGTAGAGAATTTGAGACAACAATGAACATAGGTTATAGACATGCGCATTCGTTTTGGCGATACTCAAATACTCGGGCGGTGGTAATATGTCCCGCTTACGAGCCGCACGGCCAAACCATTGCACAATAGGAATGCGCCCGATATTATGCTCACCCTCGCCAATCGTCTTGCCGTCGCTGTCCTTGATACTCCATGACGTAGGCGTCCAAGTGTGGTATTGCGTTTTCACTGTGCCGTCCGCGTTCATCAAGTAAGTGGCATAGGTAAATACAGATAGTCGGCCGTTATCATCGAATGTGAAATTCATTACACTCTTAGGCTCTACCGCCGTCAAGTAAGGCATGGAACGATTAGCCAACGTGTCAGCTAATGAGTTGCCGAATTCTGTTACATTGTCAACAACGATGTACATAACGCCGTAGAGTTTCGCAAGCGTTGCATTTTGCCGAGTGAATTCCTGTAATGTAGTACCCTCTCGGTCTACATCGTTAATGAATTCATCAAATAGTACAGATTTGCTATACTCCCGTTTGATTTCGTCCTTAAAAATAGGATCTACGCTCGCATTGAGGATAGGCCCTGTATAGTTTAGATAATATGCAATTTGACGCCTAAATTTAATCGAATCGGTTCCCTCTCGTCTGTGCGGTGTGATTGCTGCACCACTGGCGAACATACCGCTACCATAATAGGCGTCATGTAGTATCTCGTACTCCTCTGTGCGAGGATTAGAATAAATAGTTGCCATGAATTCCCTTTCTAATATATGTTAATGCGGCCACTTCTAACCTGTGGCGCGTTTATCTTTTCTGCGATTCCTGTGAGTGCGTCGGGTGCGTCATCGTGTGCATTCTTGCCCTCTCTTTGGTATCTCGTAATATCAGCAGCCAATTGAGGCCACCTATCACGCCAATTCTTAGGCATATATACATGGTTCATAACCCATGTAGCATTTGACTGAATGCGGGCTATTTTGTTGCCGCTTTGATAAAACATATTAATCACGCACTTATTAGAGTTATATTTCTGTTTGAGTATGCTTTGAACATTACGGCCAAACCCTCGGCCGCCGTTGTTACTTTCTATATCCGCCACATTCACGCCGTTTCTATGTAGCATATCCGCCACCTCTGGCTCTGTGGTTTCCATAGCGTCCTTTGTATAGACTACATCAAGGATATAAGCCTCGCCCTCATATACGCCGTATGTAAAGCTAGCTAGGTAATCGCTGCCAGTATCGGCTGTATCTGTATAGTTCTTGATACAAGAAAATAACACATTGCCTTTTGTATCTCTTGGCAATGTGTCATATGTAAGTATTTGCGTATACAAGCACCCTTTGAGGTCAATCGGTATTTGCTGATAGTTGGCGCTAGCTATATCTTCGCCCATAGCGCGAACCTTTGACATATACGAGGCCTTAGATAGCACCTCTTCGCATAGCATTGAGCCGTCATCTTGTAAGGCTTTCATTGTAATGACTTTTGCCTTAAATAACGGGTCATCTTTAAAGTGTTCAATGGCTCGGCCTGCTAAATCATCACTCGCCCAGCGCGTCATGATGATTATAATCTTGCCGCCCTCTTCGAGCCGTGAAAGCATGGTATTGGTAAACCATTCCCAGTGCTTTTCTTTCACACTAGCATTATAGGCCTCTTCGCTGTTCTTAATAATATCGTCAATGATCATGAGCGAGCAGCCGAACCCTGTCGCGGTACCTGTTGGCGATGTAGCTAGATATGAATTCGTATATCCCTCTAGGCTCCATAGATGAGCCTGTGCGTCGCCTACTGCTACATGAACACTAGGGAATACGTCGCTAAACACGATAATATCATCATCGGCTTTGTTTTCTTGAATTGCGTTTCTTACTGATTTACTAAACATTTTCGATAATGTCTCATTGTATGAACCAGTCATTATCTTGGCGGCTGGGTTATTCCCTAGCCACCACTGCGTAAGGTGCTGCGCTGTTAAACTCTTACCATGTCGAGGCTACGGGGGCAAATTCATGATAAGAACGTTATATTCATCATTCTTGATAAAATGCTCTAGCTCATTGCATAGATTGACTAGGTATTTTCTGCTTTTCTTGTAAAAATTACCCGTTTTTAGTTGGCAATAATAAAAAAACTCGCGCCGTGCGAGTTCCCTTTTAGCTAGTTCTATGATCGTTTCTTTCTTATCTCGAATTTGCATATCCTCACCACCTTTCATGTGTGTATATCGAGTTTAGTCATCGCCGATAAGTTTCTTAATATCAGCCGTATCAATTCCGTCAAATGGGTTTTTAACCTCAACGGCTGCGTCTATGTTCTTAGTGTCTCGCCAATCTGCTGGGCGTCGATTCTTAAGCCAGAATATCAATGAGGTCGAGTTTGGTGCCACGTCCTTAGTAGTTCGTTTCACCTCTACAATTTCACTCTCACCCGTATCTGGGTTGTATATCCGCTCTTTCACCACTTCATCGTATCTGTACCCCATAGCGCTTTTAAGCAAGGCATTTTCAACCATGATGTCAATAACTTCCTTACCTCTTTTTAATGCGTTTGAAAAGTCGGTATATTTTGCTTTCCACGCATATAAAGTAGTTCGATTAATACCGATATTGTTGGCTATTTGTTCATCGGTGAGGCCATTACGCGCCCAACCCTCTAGCTTAATCAAATTATCTGGCTCAAGCCATTGCTCATATTTAGGCGTACGCCCTACTCTGCGTTTTTTCTTTGGCTCTGCTTTCTTAGTCTTAGTCGCCATAGTCTCACCTCGTTTCTATGAATAGTAAAAGCACCCCGCCGAGTTCCCTGTTACTCGTGCGAGGTGCTTTCTGCCGTTATGCATTATAAGTACTATGAAAGGAGGATAAACGAATCGTAAAATCTTTTACAACACCATTCACCACTAACATTATACCATTGCTATAATGCACTGAATATGACAACTTTTTGACAACTTTTACAACGCATAAGCCCCGAACAGATATATTGAAAGGTCATCTATTCCTTTTTCAAGCCACCTGTATATGTTCCTCTCTACTGTGTTATGTTTATCGGCTATTTCGCCGATTGTCATATCGTTAATATAGCGGTCAATTACACACTCACAATAATGTTTACCATTATTTGTACAGTATTCTTTATACGATACTAGCATTCTATCAATGTGTTCAATGATCAATTCGGTGCGCCGCTTACTGGCAAGAATTGCCTCAATTTGCAGTAGTCCGCGTCGGTTGAATACTTCATACAATACTGTTTGTAAGTCGCTTGGCGTCAATGTATCCTCACTTTTAGCGATAGCACTTTTACAATGTGCTTTCATGGCCGTGTATCCCTCGAGCAGCGTTGTAGTGTTCTTATAGGCTCGCTCGTTTTTCTTGGCAAGCATATCTTCATTGCGTCTGTTAAATTCAGAAATCGCCGTTTGTGCTGCTGTTTCTGCAGCTATTTTGACGATTTGCTCAACTTCCCCCTCTGTGAAAGTCCTTTGATGTTCCATGTTACCCCCTTATTAGCTGCGAAAGTATCGTTATAGCGCATATAATCCCCATTGTCATAACAATGCTAAACAATACGCATACAATCAGCATGGCAACATTAGATACTTCGATTATTACATTATCACGTTTTCTTTTATCCAACTCTTACCGCCTTTCCGTTGACTATCTTATATGCTGTTTCATTTTCATAATATGCACCTTTGGGAATACGTTTGTTTCTTATTAACCACTGCTTGACGAGTTTCTCAACACCTTGACGTAGTTCAGCGATTTCGCTATCAGATACGTCTCTCATCGCCTCATCATCATCTACTAAAATTTCACACTCATCTTTAAGCACGTTAACTAACTCGCCAGCCCAACCATATGCACTAGGCCACCACTGCGTACACTCTACCAAATAGAATGTATCCTTGTTTTTCTCTTTTGCTTTTATTGTGCCTATGCACTTAGCGGCCGCTATACCTTTGATTTCTTTTTCTTTGGTCCATTCATAATTACCACTCTCGAATGTAATCAAGTATTTATTCATGTTCTATCACCTGCCAATTTTACGATGTCCCAACAACTCGGCTCATCGCAAATGCGATTGCTCCATGACGTTTTGCCGTCAACCCATGCATACACTTTTCCGTTTTCGTATTTTGAAAAATATCTACATTTCCAAACCTTATCACCTTTCATTTTGACAAATATAGGCGTGTCCACCTCAACATTTTCCCAGTCAACAACGCCGAGATACTCGCCAATATCAATACATTGCCATTTATCAGCGAAACATGTGCATTCTGTCGGCACTCTCGGCGTCCATACAGTCATAAGCGTGTCGCCCTTGTAAAAAAATACTCCGCCTTTTGCAACTTCGGCTTTTCTATACCCTAATTCGTACATAATTTTGAATAAATAGTCCGTGAATTCTTTCTTTGTCATACTGTCGCCTCATTTCCTATCAATTAATACATTGGCTCTTACATATATTTCGTTACAAGGCTCGCCTTTTGTAATTTCTCGAACGTACTGCAAGACTTTTTGAAAATTATCTGGGCTTATCTTATCCATACATTTGAATTCAACTATTACGAACCCTCTATAATCCGTATAACTTACAATTTCATCAATTCCGATTTTTATCAATTCATTGCTATCGTACATACTATACCTCTTTTACAATCCAATTCTCTCGCATTTGCAGCCTTTTAAAACCACCCTGTCGATACACTTCATTAGCTTTTGATATTCTAGCTTTGTAATTTTACCCTCATCATAAAATGCTGTGCATTTATGGCTGGCATTCGCCAAGCTACTTAAATCGTAGCTTGTTAAAATGTAATCTTTAAGCTTTTTGTATAACAATGTCATATACTAGCCCTCTTTCGATTCGGCGATTACAAATAATATTATTGACGTCGCGTAAATTATAACCATTGTGAATAATACTCTTAACACATCATTGCCAGTAATTCCGAATAACCC